AGATTCTTGAGTATCAGAAGTGTATGGAAGACCCTATATACTTTATCAAGAACTACATCAAGATTGTATCTTTAGATCATGGACTTGTTCCTTTTGAACTGTACGACTTCCAAGAAGACATTGTAAACACAATACACGAAAACCGATTTACTATATGTAAGTTGCCAAGACAGTCTGGTAAATCTACCACACTTGTCTCTTATGTACTACATTACATCCTGTTCAATCCTAGTATGAATGTTGCAATCCTTGCTAACAAAGCTGCAACCGCGAGAGATATTCTTGGACGTTTGCAACTTGCATACGAGAACCTACCTAAGTGGTTACAACAAGGAGTTGTGTCTTGGAACAAGGGTTCTGTGGACTTAGAGAACGGCTCTAGAGTTGTTGCTTCATCTACATCTTCCAGTGCAGTTCGTGGTGGTTCATACAACATGTTGTTCTTAGATGAGTTTGCATTCGTCCCACAGAACGTAGCAGAAGACTTCTTTAGTTCTGTATACCCTACAATATCATCTGGTACATCCACTAAAGTTGTTATCGTATCAACTCCCAATGGTATGAACATGTTCTACAAGTTGTGGACTGATGCAGAGAACAAAAGAAACTCCTATAATATCATAGATGTTCACTGGAGTCAAATCCCTAACAGGGATGCAAAGTGGCGTGAAGAGACAATTGCAAACACATCCCTAGAACAATTCCAACGAGAGTTTGAATGTGAATTCTTAGGTTCTGCAAACACTCTTATCCACCCTGCTAAGATTAAGACAATGGCATTCCATAATCCTATTACATCAAATGCTGGATTGGACATGCATGAACGTCCAGAACCTAATGGAACATATGTTCTTATTGCAGACGTAGCCCGAGGTACAAAGAACGACTATTCTGCATTTATTGTATTTGATGTCTCGACAGTCCCATATAAGATTGTTGCGAAGTATCGTAACAACGAGATCAAACCCCTACTATATCCTAACATAATCCATGATGTTGCAAACGCATATAACAATGCATACGTTTTAGTTGAAGTAAATGACATTGGCGAACAGGTTGCAAGTGCCTTACAGTTTGACTTGGAGTATGAGAACCTTATCATGGCAAGTATGCGTGGTCGCGCAGGACAGGTGCTTGGCGGTGGTTTCTCAGGGGGTAAAGCGCAGTTGGGTGTACGAACAACCAAGGCAGTTAAAAAGATGGGTTGTTCTAATATTAAACAAGTTATTGAATCGGATAAACTGATTGTCAATGACTATGAACTAATTAAAGAGTTATCTACCTTCATTCTGAAAGGTGCTTCTTACGAGGCAGAAGATGGACACTCAGATGACTTAGCAATGTGTTGTGTGTTATTCGGATGGATGATACAACAGACATATTTTAAAGAATTGACAGATGATGATATTCGTGCTAGAATGTATTCAGAACAACAGAACCAACTGGAACAAGATATGGCTCCATTTGGATTCTTGGATGATGGTGTACAGTCTCCTTATGGGGAAAACATTGTTGATGAATACGGACAAAGATGGAGTCCAGTAGTTCGAAGTTATGATTCTGATTGGTAGAGTTTTAAGGAACCCTACATACTACATAATATCAATAATATCGTTTACTAGTTTTAAATGACAGTTTGAACACACGACCTTACAAACGCTGATTAGTTTATTAACTTCAGTTCTTGATTCTTCGTTCAATCCTTTTCTTTTAGTTAGTTTTCGAATATCCTTTTCGTGAGGATAGAATTGGAGACAGGCGGTTTCAGATTCACCACAGTAGTGACAGGACTTTTCACCAAGATATTCATTAACCCATATCTTGCGTGCCCTGTAATTTCTTTGTGATACCCTTTTAATGGTATCTTTGTATTTCTGATAGTGTTCCGACATACTATTATTTATGTGCCGCAGAACCTATAAAAAAATAAAGTGTAGACTTAGTTTTTTATAAATATCAATGTAAGTTTGAAAATAACTAAATTATTGAATAATCCACAAAGGAGAATAAAGAGATGGCATTTCAAGTATCACCTGGCGTACTCGTAAAAGAGGTTGATCTGACTAATGTTGTTCCTGCTCTTGCAACTTCAATTGGTGGTTTGGCAGGGGTCTTTAGTAAAGGCCCTATGGATCAAATCATTCCAATTGGTAGTGAGAAGGAACTAGTACAGATGTTCGGTTTACCCGATTCCAACAACTTTGAAACGTGGTTCACCGCCGCTAACTTTCTAGACTATGGTAACGCACTTCGTGTTGTTCGTGCAAACAACGGAGCCCGCAACGCCGTAGCAAATGGTGGCGCAACAATTGGAACCTTTACTGGTGACGCAAGTACAACGGCATTTACTATGTCTCAAGTTGTATCTGATGCTGACCTTTTAGAAGTAACTATTGCTGGCGTCAAAACTACCGCATTCACTGTCGATGGTACAACAACTATTACATTCACTAGTGCTCCGGCATCTGGTTCTAATAATACTATTGTAAAATTAGGCGTGAAAATAACTAACGATCAATACTATGACGATAACTATGCAGATGGTTCTGGTTCAGTAGGTTCATTCGCCTCAAGATACCCAGGCGCTTGGGGTAACTCAATCGGTGTATCTACCTGTGGTTCTGCTGAAGCATTTGAACAAATCATGCCTACTGACAACAAAGTAAACATGGCAGGTAATGCGGCTGTTGGCGTAACTGCTATCACAGTAGATGATGGTGCAGAATTTGCTGTCGGAGATATCGTATATTTCCAAGAAGCAAATGGTCAACAGTATGAAGTAACTGCAATTGCAACACACGTTCTTACTATCCGTCAATTGGATAATCCGAATGGTGGTGGATTAACAAGTATCGTTCTTAACGACACTGTAATTCGCAGACGTTGGAAATTCTATGACTTGTTTGACGCAGCGCCTGGCACATCTTCTTGGGCATCAGGATTGGGTTTACCCATTGCTGAAGACGAAATACATGTTGTAGTATATGACACAACTGGTGCAATCACTGGTTATGATGCTGATGTTGCTGGTAATCGTGGTAACTCTGTTATCGAAATACACGCATTCATGTCAAAGCATCCAAGTGCAAAAACACCTCAAGGTGGAACTGCATATTACCCAACCATTATTAATCGTGCATCTAGTCACATTTGGTGGATGGATCATCCTGCTTCTGGTGCTGCTGATTGGGGTACTAACCTTACATCTGCTGGTACTGATAAAGTATTCGATGCTGCTCACCTTCCTCTAACTGACACTTTGTCAATTGGACAAGACGATGCAACCGCGACTGTTGGTGAATTAACTCTTGCATATGATCATTTTTCTGATACTGAAACAGTTGACGTTAACTTAATCATGTCTGGTACTTCTCCTGCTGGTTCAGACGGAACTGCACATGCGGCCGCAATGATTAGTCTTGCAGAAGCAAGAAAAGATATGGTTGTCTTTGTCTCCCCTCGTAGGGCAGATGTTGTTGGTGTCACTTCTAGTGCTACTCAATCTACAAACGTCAAAGGTTTCTTTGATGGACTTGCTAGTTCTTCATATGCAGTATTCGATTCTGGATACAAGTATATGTACGACAAGTATGCAGACGTATATCGTTATGTCCCATTAAATGGTGACATTGCTGGTTTGTGTGCAAACACTGATAGTGTATCTGACCCTTGGTTCTCACCAAGTGGATACAATAGAGGACAGGTTCGTGGTGCAGTTAAACTTGCATTCAACCCAACCAAATCACAGAGAGATACTTTGTATGGTGCTCGTATCAACCCAGTTGTTACATTCCCAGGCCAAGGTACAGTTCTATTTGGTGACAAGACTGCTCTAGTGCGTCCAAGTTCATTCGACAGAATTAACGTCCGTAGATTGTTCCTTACATTAGAAAAGGCAATCGCTACGGCTGCTAAGTTCCAGTTGTTTGAATTCAACGATACTTTCACTCAGGCACAGTTCAGAAACATGGTTGAACCATTCTTGAGAGATGTACAAGGTAGACGGGGTATTACAGACTTTTCAGTAGTTTGTGATGGAACAAATAACACAGGTGAAATAATTGATAGAAATGAGTTTGTTGCAGATATTTACATCAAACCTGCTCGTTCAATTAACTTCATTACACTAAGTTTTGTCGCTGTTAGAACAGGCGTAGCATTTAGTGAGGTAGGAGGCTAATATGAGTACTGCAAATATAAATGCGTTTAAAGCAAACATTGCGGGCGGTGGCGCTCGTGCTAACCAGTTCAAAGTAGTATTAGCAGCACCTGCTGGAATTGTTACTGGACTTAATGCCGAAAGTGCAAGTTTTATGATTAAGGCATCATCATTGCCAGGCCAAACAATTACAGAAGTTGCTGTCCCTTTTAGGGGTAGAACACTGTATCTTGCTGGTGATCGTGAGTTTGAAACTTGGACAACCACATGTATCAACGAGACTAACTTTGCTCTCCGAGATTCAATGGAAAGATGGATGTCTGGTATCAATGATTTGGAGACAAGTCAGGGTGTTACTAATCCAGCTGACTATTATGCACAAATGGAAGTGCATCAGCTAGATAGAAACAACAATGTTCTGAAGGCATATG